TTGGCAGGACTTTGACGGGTCGCATGTTGTATTTTGTTTAGAAGGTCGTAGTTGGCGTAAGGACTTTTATGAGCCGTACAAGCGAAATAGAAGTGATGCACGAGCGGCGGCTACTCCACAACAACAAGAAGAAGATGAAGTGTTCTGGGAAATGTTTGATGAGTTCAAAGATTTCGTAGGTAATAAAACTAATTGTTCTGTATTACAACATCCTGAACTTGAAGCAGATGACTTGATTGCAGGTTGGGTACAAGCACACCCTAATGATAATCATGTTATTGTTTCAACTGATGGCGACTTTGCACAACTTATTGCTCCTAACTGTAAACAATACAATGGTATTCAAGACATGACTATTACACATGAAGGTTACTTTGATAAGAAAGGTAATCGTGTTATAGATAAGAAAACTAAGGCAGAACGTCCTGCACCTAATCCACAATGGTTATTGTTTGAAAAGTGTATGCGAGGTGACACAAGTGATAACGTGTTCAGTGCATATCCTGGTGTAAGAGTAAAAGGTACAAAGAACAAGGTAGGCTTAACAGAGGCGTTTGCTGACAAGGATAGCAAAGGCTACAACTGGAATAACTTGATGTTACAACGTTGGGTAGATCATAATGGTGACGAACATAGAGTATTAGATGACTATACTCGTAACGTAACACTTTGTGATTTGACTGCACAGCCAGATAACATTAGAAGTATTATTGATAGTGTAATCAAAGATGCTACAGTAGAGCCTAAGGCAATTACACAAGTAGGTATTAAACTTATGAAGTTCTGTGCTAAACACGACTTGGTAAAAGTAGGTGAACAAGTACAGAGTTATAGCGAGCCATTAAATGCGAGATACGTATGCAACTAATGGACGAAAATTATGCTGACGCATATGAACTACTTTGCTCATTAGATCCTGATGTACAAAAAGCCGTTACTACTAAATTTCCGTTCTTAAATGGCGGTGTAGAAACACGTAGAATGGTTGTATTAAGGGAGAACGTAGCCAAGAAATTAGGTACTATTTTAGACGATTTACCTGTCCAAAATATGTCAGTTAGCGAAATAACGAAGTTAAATAACTTAGACAATATGCCTCAAGACCCTTATATGCTTAAAGCATTACAGGATATAAGTGGTAAAGAAGGGTATAGAGAAGTGTACATTAAGGAACTAACTGCACGTGATAAACGTGATAGTAGAGAAAGAGAGTTTCCTTTAGAGCCTATTATTGAAGCAGTAGAAGCCGGGTCATGTCGCCCACCTTTGATTATAGAATTAGACAGCGGTCGATTTGTTATCGATGGCAGAACAAGATTATATGCGGCCGTGGCGTCAAACAAAAGTTTAGATGTAACTGTCATAACAACTGAAGTATTAGGAGGAATAAATGACTATTAAAGGAAAATCTATTGTAGCAGGCAAGTTTTGGATTGTTGAAGAGGACGGTGAACGTATCGGTACTCTTTCTAAACAAGAAGATAAAACTTATATGTACTGTTGCAATACACATACAAAATTTTATGAAAGCGAAAAGCAGTTAAGTAAAGAGATTGCTATCGAATGGGAAACAACTATTTCTGATGCAAACAAAGATAAGGTTGCAGATAAAGAAGTACATGGATTTCCAACTTCATGTGTACCACACAATAGTATGTATGATGTAAAAAAGAAGTTACCTTTGTTTACAAAGAGTAAAAAATCTAAAAGTTTATATTGTGCAGGTTACTACATTATTAAATTTGACAAAGGCTGGGTAAGAAGTTTTTGTCCTAAGATGGTAACTTGTGAAAATTATGTTTCAAAAGGACCTTTCAAAACAGAACTCGAAATGCGTTCGGAACTATCAAAGGCAAATGCAGATGCAAAAAGAGCCAATTAATACAGTTCCTTTAGAAAAGTTCTTTTCGCAAGTAAAGGCCGCCGAGTCAAGCAATGCACATGATGTAAGACTAACACTCGACGATGCTAAATTACTTGCATTTACATTAGGGCAAATCAATGCCCGTCTACTTGGTAACATAGAAGAATTTATTTCTACCAAAGCAATAGAAAAAGAATCAGAAGTTATTAACGTAGAGATGGACGGTGGTGGATTCAAAGAGTAATGATAAAACAAACTTTGTTTTCAACAGATATATACAAGGTAAAAGTTAAGCAACAAGAAGAACTAAAAAGTTTCTTCGTCTCAAACATAGAAAGTGAATATAATGTTAAAGGTCCTAATTGCGATTTCTGCAATGTATACAGTGATTATTTTTCAGGCGCTCGGCCAGTAGACTGGGAAGACATTCTTCCAAAGTATCAATCAACGATACAAGAGTTTCTAAACGAATACGGATATAAAGATTCGCACAACTGGAAGGTTGGTATTGATGCTTGGTATAACGTAACAGGAAAAGGCGGTTGGGGAGAAACACACAATCACTTATCAAGTCCAAGAACAATACAAATTAGTGCAGTACATTATGTAAAGTACGATCCTGAACATCATACTCCTACAATATTTTATAATCCATCAAGCGATGGCATACGTAGTAGTGCTCCTACGCCTATTACAAATAACTTACCTACAATGTGGCCAAAAGAAGTCGTTAATGCAGACGCCTTAGAAGGCGATATGATATTCTTTCCACCCTATTTAAATCATAGTATTCCTGTACAAAAATCTGATGTACCGAGAATAACGACAGCATTCAACATAACAATTACTGAGAATTAGGATAAATATATACGTAGTTTATAAAAGAGGAACAACGTATATGAGTAGACCTAAACCAACAATACTGTTGGAGTACATTGATAAGAAGACTTACAAGTCAGATCAGATACTCGCGGCCGATGCGATTTGGGCAGTTTTCTATCAGGGAAAACCTTTCAATCTAAAAACACAAAATTCATTATCAAGTTTTCCAGGACCTAAGTACAAGAAAGTTTCTTTTAGTAATCCAGGACATGCACACAACCTTGCTAAGAAGTTAAACGACTTGTTTAACTGTAGCGAGTTTACTGTTGTAGAACTTAAAGATGGAACAGTAATTACAGAGGGCAAATAAATGTATGAATATAAATGTAAAATTTTAAGAGTAGTAGACGGTGATACCGTTGACGTAGATATCGATCTTGGCTTTGGCATGTGGATGCACAAAGAACGTGTTCGAATGATGGGTATAGACACTCCTGAATCAAGAACACGTGATAAAGTGGAGAAAGCATTTGGACTCGCATCGAAAGCCAAACTTAAAGACCTGTTACCAATCGGATCCATACAAATCCTTAAAACAGAAATCGACAGAAGCGGTGAAGATAAAAAAGGAAAGTTCGGAAGAATCCTTGGAGACTTTATCACCAAAGACGACAAAAGATGCACTGACATACTTATTGAAGAGGGATATGCTGTAGCATACTTCGGCGGATCGAAAGAAGAAGTTCAAATGAAACACATGGCAAACAGAGAAAAATTAATCCGTGAAGGTATAGTTACACCACCCAAGCCAAAGAAGAAGTAAATGAATTGGAAAGAAACCTATACAAAGGTCTTCTTAAAACAAGCAGACATTAGCATTAACGAAGCAACCATGAAGCAGTATTTGCCTGCATGGTGGCAAAACACAAGAGCCAAAGACGAAGGTGGCTTAAGATTAACTGATGCTGGTATGCTATTTCTCACAGAAAAATTAGATTTAGTATCATATGATGTTCCTTTCCCAGAAGACTTTCAACTTACAACTAATACAGTAATTTGGTTAGACCGTTTTATTACGTGTCCATACTATCTAACTAACAGAGGAATCACTGTATTTGACGAAAAGAAAGCACTCGAATTACATCTTTTTAGTGGAGATGTTAAGAAATATGGCCTTACAAAAGCATTGAAAAGAGCCGACGAAGAACTAACCTCTTGATTTTACTGGCTTATTTTGGTAAGCCTTATCCAAAAATAATTTAAAAAAAGTGCAAATAATGGTTGACCTTTGCTCCTAATGACTGTATTATATATACATACTTAGAAATTAAGTATGGCACTGAAGTAAACGTATAAGGAGTACAAAATGGAAAACATTGCAACAAGAACAATTGGTCCAAATGATGCTAAGAAAAGTATCCTTAGGGCTATGAAGAAACAACGTCCAATCTTTATTTGGGGACCTCCAGGTATTGGTAAGTCGGACATTGTAAGTCAAATCACTAATACTTTTGAAGATTCAAAACTAATCGACATTCGTTTGTCATTGTGGGATCCTACGGACATTAAAGGTATGCCGTATTATGCCGCAAATGATAATACAATGAAATGGGCACCGCCAATGGAACTTCCAGATGCGGCAATGGCTAAGAAATATAAGACCATTGTTTTATTCTTGGACGAGATGAACTCGGCGGCTCCGGCTGTACAAGCGGCGGCTTATCAGTTAATTTTGAATCGTAGGGTTGGTACTTATGTACTACCTGATAACGTTCTTATCGTAGCGGCTGGTAACAGAGATGCTGATAAGGGTGTTACATACAGAATGCCTGCACCATTGGCAAACAGATTTGTTCACTTAGAACTTAAGGTGGACTTTGATGATTGGTTTCAGTGGGCAACTGAGAATAAAATCCACACAGACGTTGTGGGTTACTTGACCTTTAGCAAGAAGGACTTATATGACTTTGATCCTAAGTCACCAAGTCGTTCATTTGCTACACCTCGTTCTTGGTCATTTGTGTCTGAGTTACTTGAAGACGATGATGACGAGAATACCACTACCGATTTGGTTAGTGGTTCTGTAGGCGAAGGCCTTGCAGTGAAGTTCATGGCCCATCGTAAGATGGCTTCAAAACTTCCGAATCCATCGGAGATTTTGAAAGGTAAGGTAACAGAGTTAGAAACTAAAGAAATCAGTGCCATGTATTCCTTAACAGTTTCGCTCTGCTATGAACTAAAAGAAGCCAGCGACAAAGGCGATAAGAAATTTGACTCTATGGTTAATAACTTCTTATTGTTTGCTATGAAGAACTTTGATACTGAATTAGTTGTAATGGGTATCAAATTGGCACTTACACAATACCAACTTCCAATCGATCCAGATGAAGTTGACTGTTTTGATGAGTTCCATGAAAAGTTTGGAAAGTACGTAACTGCCGCACAGGCTTCGTAACAACTTTGGGGTAGTATATTTTGGTATACTACCCCATTTTTTTGATTGACAAATCCAATTAAATATACTATAATAATATTATAAACAATAAGGAATAGGCACATGGCAACACAAGATCAAGAAGTTTTAGATAGATGGGAAGAGATTAAGAAGAAGGCTGATGAACAGCCTGAGATAACTGACGAACTTCGTGCAGAAGTAAAAGATCGTATCATCGTTGCTCGTGTTGGTTTGTTGCTAAGACATCCGTTCTTTGGTAACATGGCTACAAGACTTATCATTAAAGAAGCAAGTGATTGGTGTCCTACTGCCGCAACAGATGGCAGACACTTATTTTATAGTGTTCCATTCTTTGCTAAGATGTCTAATAAAGAAGTTGAATTTGTTATTGCACATGAAATTATGCATTGTGTATTTGACCATATGACACGTAGAGAAGATAGAGATCCACAGATACATAACATTGCCGCAGACTATATTGTAAACAATACACTTGTTAGAGATAACATTGGTGAAAAGCCGAGAGACATTCCAATTTTCCAAGACTTTAAATATGATGGTTGGACTTCAGAGGCTGTATATGATGATATCTATCAAAAGTATGATGAAGAAGAATTAGAACAACTTGGTCAATTACTTGACGAACACATTGACTGGGATAAAGAGAATCAGCCAAAAGGTAAAGCACCTTCTAAAGGTGGTAAAGATAAAGGAGACAAACCTTCATACAGTAAAGAAGAACTTAAAAAGATACGTGACGAGATCAAAGACAGTATGTTACAATCAGCACAGGCGGCTGGTGCAGGTAATATGCCTAAAGAAATTGAACGTATGATTAAGGAACTTACTGAACCTAAGATGAACTGGAGAGAATTACTTCAGCAACAGATTCAAAGTACAATTAGAAATGATTATACATTTACTCGTCCTTCACGTAAGGCTTGGCATACAAGTGCTATCCTTCCAGGACTAAACTATGATGAAACTATTGACTTGTGTATTGCTATTGATATGTCAGGTAGTATTAGTAATAAACAAGCACAGATATTTTTATCAGAGATCAAAGGTATTATGGAACAATACCAAGATTATAAAATTAAACTATGGTGTTTCGATACAGAAGTTTACAATGAACAAGATTTTGACGCAAGTAATGACAACCTATTAGAGTATGAAGTTGCTGGCGGTGGCGGTACTGACTTTATGGCAAATTGGGAATACATGAAAGCGAATGATATTAATCCTAAGAAGTTCATTATGTTTACTGATGGTTATACTTGGGACACATGGGGTGACGAAGATTACTGTGATACTGTATTTGTAATCCATAGTAACCATGATAAAAATTTACAAGCACCTTTTGGAGTTACAACCCACTATGAAGATGAAACCAAATCCGCTTAATTTTTTCGGCATAAGGAAGTTAGATTATCCAGGCTCGCATTTAGAGTACATGGAAATTTCACCAAATTATAATATTGAAAAAGCAATCAGTAATTGGATACTTACCAATTGTAAGAGTCGCTTTTACGTAGGTAAAAACGTTACCTTAACAGACTCTAATGAAGTAGCAAGTAAACTCAGAATTGGATTTGAGGATCCAAAAGAACTTTCATATTTCGCTTTGGCGTGTCCTCATTTAAAATACAAATAAGTAATTAAGTATATACATTAATAAGTTAACAAAGGAGAAGACAATGTCTGATACAAACCAAAAGACTGCGGCACCTACTGAAGCATCGGCAAATGCTCCAGCGGCAGGTGGGCAGGTAGATCTTACAGTTCAAGATCTAAATACATTAAGAACTGTGATTGATATCGCTACACAACGTGGCGCCTTCAAAGCAAATGAATTACAAGCAGTTGGAACTACTTACAACAAGTTAGATATGTTCCTTCAGCAGGTACAGAAGGCTCAGCAAGACCAAAACGCACCAGCAACACCAGAGGGAGTTCCAGCAACGGCACAACCTATTAGTGGAGCAGACGCGGCGGCGGCAATGAGTGCTGAACCAACTGCACCAACAACGGAGAAGAAATAATGGCGATTAAACATATTGGCAAATTAAAGTCAAATAAAAGAAAGGTGGCTGTTGCATACAGAACCCTTCCTAATGATCCAGAACATGCATTGATCGTATCGACTGAAAACTTAACAGATTCAGATCACGATATCTTAATGCAATTAGTAGAATCACCAGCAGGACAAGATGCTGGCGAACTTGCTGAAGCAATGGCACGTACACGTCTTTCAGACGGTAGTGTTATGTTAGCAAGATTCCATTCTACTGGTAAATTGCAAAGAGTACCAACAACAGATGTAGACATGATGCCTACAAACACTGACACTATTAATCTTGCTGAATTAAACAAGGTTATTGCAGAGCAAAAAGGTGTTAGCATTGCTGACTTGGCTCTTAAGGACGATACACAGGACGTTGCAACTGTTAGTGAAACACCTGCAAGTGCTGATGCGTATGCACCAAGCAATGAACCTACTACACCAGCATCAAGTGATGGTGTAATGAGTGATGAAGATTTAGCAAAATCTTACAGATCTCAAGCAGATCGTTTAAGCAAAGAAGCGGCTCAATTGAGGCGTGATGCTGAGGCGTTGGTTCCGACCAAAAAGAAAAAAGCGTAGCACCGCTATGCCGAGGAAGAAACTACTAAAACTTCCTGCGGACGTTATTAGACATTGGCCTGAAGTATTCGAGGGCATAGAAGTAAAAACTATACCACTCGAATACCTTCAGCATATAGAGGTAACGTTTTCCAATAGGAAAAAGTGGATCATAGAATGTACGCCTTCGCTGTCTCAGAAGCGTTTTGAGAAAGATATCCGCGAACTATTCAATGAATACGGCACTACAATACAGAATGTAGACTTTGCAGTGGACAGTAAGAAGATCAAAGAAGACGTACAAAAAGGCACCAAAAACCTATTTAAAAAAGCACGTTTCAAGAAATAAATACATTATAGTAAAACAATTGGTATTGGATAAATACATATAGCAAAACAAATTTGGAGTAGGTAAGTATGGCACTTAAGATTAGACGAGGTACAACAGCAGAACGTGGCGCAATGACTGGCGCTAATCCTGCCCTTGCAGAACCTATTTGGGTAACTGATAAAGTAAACATTAACGGTGAAAACGGCACATTATACATAGGTGACGGAGCAACAAGCGGCGGTATTGCAGTTAATCCTCCAATTTCAATTGCTAAACTAACAGACGTTGATCCTTCATTAGCACCAGCAACAGGACAAGTACTTGCTTGGAATACATCAAATGCACGTTTTGAAGCGTCTACACTTAACCTTACAACTACTATTGGTGCATTAACAGATGTTGATGTAACAGGTGTTGTTAATAACAAAATTTTAAAATACAATGCATCTACAACTAACTGGGAAGTAGCAGACGAAGATTTCGCAAGTTTTAACTTTGATACACAACTTGCAAGTAAGAGTATTGACGGCTTAGGTGATGTTAGTACATCAGGTGCAGACGAACCAACACCAGGACAATACTTGGTATGGGATGATACAAATTCACAGTGGAAGCCAGGTGACTTAGATCTTGCTAACGCATCTATCGTAAACTTAAATGCTGATCTAAAAGGTTCAGTATTTGGCGATGACTCAACACTACTTGTTGATGGTATATCAAGTACAGTAAGACTTTACAATGGCGTAATGGATATTACTGCTGACTCACTTACATCATCTACAGGTAACGTAGAAGTTAGTAACAAAACTGAATCAACTTCAACAGTACTTGAAGCATACAACAGAGATGAAGCGACAGCAATTAGAGTTAACGGATTAAACGGTAACACATCAGCAAACATTTCAGGTTTTTCAATTAACGGTTACTACGGTGGCTTTGACGGCAGTGGTAGTGAAGTTAAAATTACATCAGGTAATTACATTGGTGAATTAAGTGCATTGGCATTTGATCCAGACTTTGATGGTAACGGTACTGGAAAGAAAGTTCTTTCTTCATTAATTTTATTTAGATCAGATCCAACTGAGGCTATTGCAAACGATACTGCAAAAGGTCAAATTGAATTTGTAACTAACGCAGGCACAGGTACAACACCTGTTGCTAAAACAATGTTGTTTGACGCTAAAGGTCAACTTGCAGTTAACAGAACAAGTGCAAGATCAACACTTGACGTTGAAGGTGTAATGACATTGGAACCACAAACGGCGGCTCCGGCTACTCCAGTTATTGGAATGATTGCAGTTGCTAACAAAACTAATTGGGATCCAGCAAGTTACAGTGGATCAACACCTTACCCAGTGTTCTATACAGGCGCGGCGTGGGTGGCAATGATTGCTTAATTCCATTTAGGAAATAAGTTATACAATTCCCAAAAACGATTAAAGTTAAATTTCCAAACTGACTGTTTGGTATATCTGTAATCCATATCTCCAACTTTATCAACTACACCCATCTTTTCTATTAAAGGAAAATATATTAAGTGTGATTGATTTTGTTTGGCTTCTGGATTCATATTTGTAGTTGAATACAATTCACCTTTGCGTTCTGATACAAATTTAATAACGGCAGGATGTAAAAATTGATCTGTATGATTTTGAAACTTTGTAATAATACTTTTGCCTTTGCCTAATGGTGGTACAAGTAAACTTGTTCTTCCTACTCTCCAACAATTAGGTCCCATCTCTGGAAACGTATGTAACACCTGTGTTCCAATAATTGTATCATCTTCGTAAAGTAAGAACAAGTGCATTTGGCTTTCATTATTAAAACAATCAATAAGCATTTCACGACTTGCATTATTAACAAAGCCTTTTTCTTTTGCTCTTTTATAATAATCTGTTAGGTCAACATTTACTTGCCAATCTGCTATTCTACAATATCTGCCAACCCGTTCTATTCTAAAATTTGACATGTGTATAGTTTCCTTTGACACTATCGTTTAAATCAATACCGCAGTAATCGTGTCCGTATACTACGAGATTTTTTACTCTGCTTTTAAATTTTGTGTAATGCTTTTCAAGTTCTTCTGGTTCTATATTCCATTGTAGCATTTCGCTTGACCATATGTTTGTAGTCCATAATACTTTTGTTCCGTGTACATTATCTATTATATCAAACAGTTTATCACTGTCTTGTACAATATCAATTACATGAAACTCATGTTTTAAATCTCTATACCTTGACCATAATCTTTGAAAAGCAAGGTTTCCACCGAACTCTTTTAGTTCTTGTTCCCAGAATTGTTTATAGTTGGCACGGTAAGTGCTACTGAAATTATACTGTAAATCGTTTTCTAAGAGCCATTTATCCAAATCATAACCGTCCCAAGTTTCTAATAAATGCTTCTTATAGTTTAAACTTGCTTCGCACCAATCAAAGTAATGTACTGTAGTACCTTCATGAAAGCCGTTTGCATTTAATATTGCAAGTGGTTTAAATCCTGCGGCCGCACTAAACAAATGATCGATTAGTTTTCCGCCTGTCCTTACTCCTTCACTACTTAAAGTTTCTGTGTTAAACGCATATACTCTATTCTTTTCTATCTCTTCTTGGTATGCTTGTTTTCTAATCCAGGCTTTTTGACTTTGATTAGTTAATTCATCTACTATAGGGCTTTGTTTGTTGTACCATACTGCACCTAACTTATCTGAATCACTATAAGGATATAAAAATACTTTGCAGGCTCGCATGTCGTTGTCTAAATTATCAATCTGTATGTTTTTACGCATAGCAATATCAATCCAATTAGAACCATCGCTAGTTGTAGCATACTTACTTGTACCTTGCATGTTTTTAATCCACTTAGGTGTGTAATTACTATGAATAGTATCTTCACTTAGACAATAATTTTGCAACTCCGGTTTTCTGTCCCAGAAAACACCCATCTCATCAAATGCTGGCTTTCCTAGTTCAACCCATTTGCTTAAATTTACAAACAAGTATTGTCTATGTAACCCAGGGTATGCACCTTTAGTAAGATAATGTTGATTCTTTTTGTCCATGATGTGACCAACTACAAAAAACTGCGGATTGTTTTCAGCATATTCCACACTTTGTTGCACTAAACTTGGTCCTCTAAACAATAACAGTCCTTGACATGCTACCATTGCAAACTCTTTGTCTTTTGCTAGTGCTTCTTCAAGAATTGTTTCAACACGTTTATGAAATCCTACGTAATTACACATGCCCATCTTTAACATGCGATTGATATAAAAGTATGTCATATCAAAAGAACGTTTTTGTACTGTAGCATTTGGTATGTCGCGACTAATATCAAGAATACCTACACCAACACGGTTGTCAAGGTTGAGATTCTCGTAGTATCTATCAGCTGTGATGCTATTCCAGTCTTTCATGTTACCCCTGATTAGTATAATAGCTTTGTCTTAGTACATAAAAGAAATCTCTAATACGTCTGCCTAGTTCATAATGTATAATCATATGTATACGAGGCGTATCACTATCGTTATATACTGCATGTACGTTTGATATGTCCATAAGGAACGCACTACCTTGGTCTTCAAACGGAACTATACCGTGGTCTTTAAAAATAAAGTTACAATTTTCTGGATTGTTTAGACTAATATTACAAACACTCAAACGCTTTTCTTT